TTCATGAAGTCCACTTATTGATAGAATTGAAAATCATCAATAACATAGAGGTTGTATACATGCTATCGTTCCATCGATAATTCACAGATACATTATTCGTAGAGGCACTCCAGGAATGCTTTCAGTTATTCATTGGGGTTAAAAGAATTTACATGAATAATGCCAGTGAAGACTAACCAGAATAATAAACTCAAGAATAAGATTATCATCAATTATAACGTCAAATATATAAGATATTTATTTCGCTTTTCGGTAGGAAAAACCGAAGAATTGAATAACGGCCAGTATGTTGGTAATGCTGCCAACTTACTGATTTAGTGTATGATGGTGATTTTAAGGTGCTTGCGTGGCTTCCATTTCCATCAGATGTCCTTCCTGCTCCGCTACTGAAGGCGTGGTGCGTAACGGCAAAAGCACTGCCGGGCATCAGCGCTATCTCTGCTCTCATTGCCGTAAAACATGGCAACTACAGTTCACTTACACCGCCTCTCAGCCCGGTACGCACCAGAAAATCATTGATATGGCCATGAATGGCGTCGGATGTCGCGCCAGTGCACGCATTATGGGCGTTGGCCTCAACACGGTTTTACGTCACTTAAAAAACTCAGGCCGCAGTCGGTAACCTCGCGCATACAACCGGGCAGTGATGTGATTGTCTGCGCTGAAATGGACGAACAGTGGGGCTACGTCGGTGCTAAATCACGTCAGCGCTGGCTGTTTTACGCGTATGACAGGATACGGAGGACGGTTGTGGCGCACGTCTTCGGTGAACGCACTCTGGCCACACTGGAGTGTCTTCTGAGCCTGCTGTCGGCCTTTGAGGTCGTGGTATGGATGACGGATGGCTGGCCGCTGTATGAATCCCGCCTGAAGGGAAAGCTGCACGTTATCAGCAAGCGTTACACTCAGCGCATTGAGCGACATAACCTGAATCTGAGACAACATCTGGCAAGGCTGGGACGGAAGTCACTGTCGTTCTCAAAATCGGTGGAGCTGCATGACAAGGTCATCGGGCATTATCTGAACATAAAACACTATCAGTAAGTTGGAGTCATTACCGATATTGCAAAATGGATATTACTGAGTTTCCTTCTGGAGTAATTGAACACCTTGGCTGGTATGTATACCGATTGATTGATCCGAGGGACGGAAGCACCTTCTATGTAGGGAAAGGCAAAGGTAACCGCGTATTTGCCCATATGCGCGGTGAAGTGGCAGCGACTGATGATGACGAGTTACTGAGCAACAAGCTAAAGCAAATTAGAGAAATAAGGTTAGCAGGACTTGAGGTTATCCATGTCATCCATCGACACGGAATGACTGATGAAAAGACGGCGTACGAAGTCGAAGCAGCACTTATTGATGCCTACCCTGGGTTAACGAATATCATGAATGGTGCTGGCAGCAATGAATTCGGCGCCGCGCATGTCAAAGAGTTGATAGCAACATATCAACCCGAAACCATAACATTTCATCATAAAGCATTAATGATTTCCGTTAACAGAAGTGCAAAGGATTCAGAGCTTTATGATGCGGTTCGATTTAGCTGGCGCATTAATGTCTCTCGCGCCAGCCAAGCAGAAGTCATTCTTGCTACTGTAAGGGGGATCGTTCGAGGGGTTTTCATTGCTGATAAATGGCTCAAATCAACACGTGAAAATTTCCCTACGATGAAATACTGGGACGAGGATCCGGACTTTGAGGCAACACAAAGTTCTCGCTATGGTTTTGAAGGTCGAGAAGCCCCACCTGAAATAGCAAATCTTTATCTTGGAAAAAAAATACCAGATGAATTAAGAAAAAAAGGAGCTATGTCCCCGGTCCGTTACTCACCTAATTTTTGAGTCTTTAAGTGATAAGCATAAACCGCAGCACGATCTTCTTGCATACGACGTGCTACGGTTTCATTTATCTCCGACCGGAAACTTCTTATACAGTGTCGATATACCAACATCATAGATGATCGCCACCTTTTGGCGAGGAACGCCTGATGCAATTAATCGCCCGGCCTGCGCCCATTGTTCTGGTGTAAGTTTGGGACGACGTCCACCAATTCGTCCCTGTGCGCGAGCTGCTTCCAGTCCAGCTTTTGTTCGTTCAACAATCAGTTCACGCTCCATTTCAGCCAGGGCACCCATCACATGAAAGAAAAAGCGCCCCATTGGGGTACTGGTATCAATTGAATCCGTCAGACTACGAAAGTTGATGCCTCGTTCGCGCAACTCCTCCACCAGCACGACAAGATGCCGCATACTGCGCCCCAGTCGGTCCAGTTTCCAGACCACCAGCGTGTCACCTGCCGATAATGTCCTGAGCAGCTTTTTCAGTCCTGGTCTGTCGGACTTTGTACCGCTTATCTTGTCTTCAAAAATCAGCTCACATCCTGCACACTCCAGCGCATTACGCTGTAATTCCGTATTCTGGTTATTTGTTGATACGCGGACATAGCCAATAAGCATGAGCATTCCCCTGAGTAAAAACCGGGGATGATGCCAGTTAGCCATAATCTCTGCATTTTCTTAAACGTTGGTTTGGGAGAAGCGGCTAAAAGGAATGTAGGGACAGGGGCGAATCAGATACCTGATATGGGTAGCTTCACGCTTTCTGTTTCAGGTACTGGATATCAAAAATTACCATCAGGTTTTATTCTTCAGTGGGGCTCAATCGGCGCTCCAGGCATTGCACAGGATGTAGTAACCCATTTCCCAATTGCATTTCCAAACAGATGTCTGCGTGTTTTGGTCTCACAAGACTATACACCAGATAGCGGGGCTGTTGGTTATATTGCCTGTGCAGGTTTTAGTCCCGACCCGGTTAAATTTATATCCAGAGCCAGTAATCCTGGCCTCGGCGCTTCATTTTTAGCGTTAGGCTGTTAATTTAGCTATATGGAGTGAAAAATGAATTACATATATTCCGCGACTACAAACTCTTTCTATCCGCTGGAGATGAAAGAGGATTACACTCAAGCTGACTCATGGCCAGATGATGCTGTTGAAGTTGATGAGCAAGTGTATATTGAGTTTTCCGGATTACCGCCGAAAGGAAAAATCCGTATCGCTGGAGAAAATGGTTTTCCTGCATGGTCCGAAATTCCACCACCAACACATGAGGAACAAATTGCTGCAGCCGAACTGGAGAAGCAGCAATTGATTAATCAGGCCAACGATTATATGAACAGTAAACAATGGCCTGGTAAAGCGGCTATTGGTCGTCTGAAAGGTGACGAACTGGCGCAATATAATTTGTGGCTGGATTACCTGGACGCACTGGAACTGGTCGATACTTCCGGTGCGCCAGATATTGAATGGCCTACGCCTCCGGCAGTTCAGGCCAGATGACATCCGGCGCGGTGCTCGTATCTGTTGCCGTCACCGCGTCAATGTAATCCAGCACAGCGTTAAGTCGGGTGGTTTCTGCCTGCGTCAGCTTCCGCCCGGCCTGCAATTTCAGTTGAATCAGACTGATGGAAGCCATTGCAGTATCAATCAGTGACTGACGCAGTGCTTCTGCCGCGTCTACTGCGGCGCTATGCTGTGCCTCAGTATCGGTCACCCATTTCTTACCATCCCATTTATCGAATGGCGTTAACGGGGCGATAGTGGTTGTATTTTCAGGATAATCACCCGGAGCTGTGATTTCTTTGGCGTCTCCCGTTTCGGTGTTATAGACGATTTCACCGCGATGGTCTGGCACATATTCCCATGAGTTTAAATCCATCGAACGGCAGATAGCATAACCCGCCTTATGTATACCAGGTTCATCCAGACAGGAATATGCAGGGATACCGACACCAATGGCAAGATATTCATTTGAAGTAGAAATATATTCCCGAGTTTTACCATCATAGTTATAGACGGTAATATTCCCCGCCTTCGTGGCAATAAGCTCGCTATTTAATACGGCGTTATCCATTATGCAGCCCTCACGATATAGTTAAATGCAATATTTCGTGGACGGGTTTCACTCCCGCCAGTATTACCGATACTCCCTCGTGAATGAAGTGTCGGTGATGGGATCAGACTCCCTCCTGTATTTGTGGCATCAAGTCCACGTCCTTGTGTGTATGTCTTTTTGAAAATCGTAGCCAGTTCCCATTCATCTTTTGTGTCGTAACCATCATTGGCAACAACAATATGGCGGTGTTTTTCCAGCATCCCTGTCTGAATGCTCAATAAAACACGTCCTGCATCAATACCGCGCCCGTCATCCCAGCCACGAATAAACTCACCACGTAAATCAGGCAATTTATTTGTCGGATAAGCCTTTGCCAGTTCCGGGTATTCTTCAGCAGAAAAAGCCGCACCGTTGCATTTCAGCCAGCCTGTTGGCGGTGTGGCTGAAGGCCATGGAACAGGCACACCAACAGGTAATGCAGAGCCTTCTCCCAAACCAAGGTTTTCGAGAGCCGTTTGCACAGTGCCATCCGATTTGATATCGCCAAACGGATTCTTGCGGCTTAACAGCAGCGCGCGAAGTGCGGTAAGTAACTGGTCGTGCCGCCCCTTCTCCAGGCTGGCACCGGATGCCTCCACCACGCTGCAAAGTTCCTCCTGCAACATGTCAAAGTAGTCATCATCCAGATCGGTGGCAGGCGTGCCGGTCTGGGGGTTACCACGGGTAAAACCGTTCTTACCCGCGCCGAACTTATCCTTCTGCGCGGTTTTCGTGTCTATACGATGCATGGATTACTCCGGATATTTAAAAATTACGTAGGTATGCGACGGGCAGAGTTTGTTAAGCACACACTCGACAACGGTGTCACCCCAGATACGCAGTGCGGAATCACAGGGATCGCCACATGTCATCCAGGTGGTGTTGGTGGTGGCTGGCATGTTGACCTGCCAGTAATACCGCCATTCCGGTGCATTCACCGCGTCAGTACAGGCCGATGAGCAGGTGAAAGTGCTTTTGTCGTATCGCGTGATGGTGGCATCTGGTCTGCCCAGGGCAGCAAGCTGTGCAAGATAAAAATCCTCGTTGATGCCGCCCGCCAGGTTAACCTTCGCATCCAGCCGTTGCTGACGCTGGCGAAGGGTCTGCGTTCCCGCCGGAATACATTCATCCGGCAGACCGCACAGACGCTCCCAGCGGTTTATCAGTTCAGTGGTGGTGCGCGGATCCAGCTCCCGCATCAGGGCATCCGCACGCTGATGAACACGGGTTAATGACGGTGCCGCACCGGCAATCGCCGGATCGCTGGCTGACCACGCCGGACCGGGCGGCAACAGTGCCGATAACAGGCGGATGTAATCATCGTTTGTCACGTCCATGAAATCGTCCCCAGTACCGCCAGTTCGTTTTTCGCAATGGAGATATTGTCCACCGGTGCAAGCAACTGATGGCTGTATTCCCCGTTCGCACCGGAAATCGCCTCACTGATACGCGATACCTTGAGTTCTCCCTGCGGATAACCATCACGCAGCAGGAACGAACGCAACTCCGCGGTAATGGCAGCCCGTATTTCTGGTGTGTCCGGCGTCACGCGGATATGAAAATCCACCGTATGTGCCACCGGCCTGAATACATACAAATCAGAGCCTGCCACCGGGGCCAGTGGCCAGATATGTTGTCTTGCTGCCGTTTCCGTTGACTCTTCCGGAATGGGATTAATCAGGTCACTGCTGGCAATCATCACACCGACAGTTCCCGTTCCCATCCAGTGACGGTATGTCCATGCGCGGGTAATGCCGGGCACTTCTTTAGCCCAGACGACATAGTCCCCGTCAGCCCCGCCCTGAGGCGTCCAGTAATACCGCTCAATGACGCGGGCGCGCCACGTTTCCAGCTCTTCAGTATCAAATCCACCTGTCAGGGTATCTGCCACGCCGGAAGACGGCAGACCATTAACCGGCGTGACCAGGATTAATGACGTACCGTCGTCAGCGTTACCGACCGCGCCTGCACTTGAGCAGGCGATCGGCACGCGCAGGACACCACCGGAGCTGGTTGCATCGGCAGTTGCCGTGTACTGAACCAGGTCATCGCGCTGAATAACACTCCCGGCGGTCACCTTCAGGCCATCGCTGACACCTTCCCAGCGCATATACCCGCTGGCAGCCGTGGCCCCCTTGCGCGGACACCGTTTCATCGCAGCATGTCGCGCCAGCCAGGACTCATCGCACAGGTCAGGCAGAATGTTCATTGCCAGATAATCGATGTACCCGTAAACCGTATGCAGCGCCGCCGCATACACCTTTGCCCGCACGTCTTCATCCATGCGCCGGAGCGTGTCGCTGACGTCCAGCCTGGCGAATAAATCGTTACGGAGCATACTGATATTTTCTGTCAGCGTCGGGCGCTGAAATTCACTGTCCGCCATGCGTTATCGCACTCCACAGATCATCAAAAGAAATCATTACCGGTCCGTCACGACGCCAGAGAGTGATACTATTACCCAGTTCATTAATCCCGGTGCGGCGGATATCCAGATCAATACGGGACACCACGCCGTCATCAATCATCCATTGCAGGCATTCGCGGATATACCCCCTTACCGTCTGCACCAGCTGATTGGTCAGTTTGCTGCGCTGAAGCAGCCACAGTCGGGAGCCGTAACGGTCATTCTGTACCGCAGGCCAGGTATCCCCCCACCATCCCATCGGGACGTCGGCGTTGTCATCAGGCTCCGCCCGCCGCCAGGTAAACAGGGAAATCACCACGGCGCGGGTCAGCGGATCCAGCGGTGCGCTGGCGCAGGTGCGTTTACCGTTCACCGTCAGCCACAGTTCCATCATGCCTCCATCGCTTTATCAGGTTTGTCGGTGTTACTGCCCTGACCGTTCTCTCTGTGACGATGCCCGTTATAGGCAAGCCGCATCGCTGACATGGTGGTGCCGCTGGAGTCGCACAGGTCTTTCACCTGTCCTGTCACTTCTAGGTCCATTTCAAAACGTGCTTTAGGTGAATTGCGAAACGTGATCGTTTTACCTGCACCGTCCACCACGATCCCCTCCCGGGTCAGCGTCACGGACTGCCCCTGATCGTCATAGACCGCCACCTCACCCGTCTGCAGCCCTTTCAGGCGGTAGCGCCGGTCCGACACCGTAACAACCACCGCATGAGAACGGTCGCCATCCGGAAACAACACCACCGCTTCCGCACCGCTGTTTGCCCTTGCGGTAAAACCGTAGGGTTCAAGATGTTCAACCCCGGCTTTGGGTTCACCGGCAATCAGGGACACATCCACGGTCTGACATTTCGTGGCGGCACTGATGCTTTTCACCACTGCCCGCCCAATAAGGCCGAGAAGTTGTCGCTGCATGGCTTCAATCGTCCTCATCAGAACGGGTCCTCCTGTACTCTGGCTTTTTTCTTTTTCCGCGCGCCGGGGGCTTCGGGTTCAGGCAGATAAGCATCAGGTGGGCCGACACGGATTTCCGTCAGGGTGCCGTTCTGGTCCTGAGTAAACGTGACTTCCGAGACAAGCAGTTCGGTATTGTCGAAACCACAGACCGGATCGAAGACAATCACCCGCTGGTTGGGCTGCCACAGCGTACCGTTACCCTGTCGCCAGCCCTGAACCACATAGGTGGTTTCATCCGTCCGCGCCGCCCGTTGTCGGGCTTCAAAGTCCGCACGGGCAATACAGCCTGCCCCCGTAGCCTGCCCTGTCTGCCTGATATACATCGGACGGTAACGGGCAATAAATGCGTCCTCTGTGCGGGCCCGCAGCGCGGTGGTGGTGGCCTCACCGAAATCATCGTCGTTTCCGGCACGCTGCCCCGCCACCTGGTAAACAGAAAACCGCTCCCGGATACTCTTCTCCGTATCACAGGAAAGGATATTTTCCCCAAGTACCAGCGCGGTATGTGCCCGCGTTGAGCCAATACCGCCAATCACCAGCCTGCCGTGCGGGTCGTCGTAAGCCAGTGCCTGCTGCTGACCGAGTATTTTGTTGATCACCTCAATCACCGTTTCGCCGTGATCAGGCTGGACATCAGGAATAACACCCGACGGCGCACTGTTGTTCACCACCTCAATGCCGAAAGGCGCAGCAAGCGCCTGCGCAATCTGTACCAGCGATCGTCCGTTAAACTGTGTCGGTTCGGCTGCACAGTCAATCAGGTCAGCGGTCAGACTGCGTCCGGCAATACCGGTGCTGACCGAACGGGCATCGTAACGAACGGGCGTCGCCTCCACCCAGCCGGTGATCACCAGCTCATCACCAATCAGCACCTCCACTTTTGAACCGTTTTTAATGCGCGGCTGAAGCGTGGTGATACCCTCATCTCCCGGCCACTGTCGGGTGATCTCCACACTGAAATCCCGCGCCAGCCGTTCAATACCGGCACCGATGCGTACCGATGTCCAGCCATTCCACTCCCGGCCATTTACCCGTAGCGTGACATTGTCGTTCATTGCACTGGCACCTTCAGAGGGATCACCGGCACAAAGCCGGGATGCGTAATGGCATTACGCCGGATAATGTCCGCGTCACGCGCCGCGTTATCAAACCAGGTCGCCGCCAGCACCAGCGCGGGTAAAACCTCATCCGGTGTGCGCTGAATGATCCGTGCAGACTGTTCAAGGCGCGTGTTGATATCCGCATTCAGATCTGCTTTCACCCGGCGCAGCGCCAGAAACAGCGCATCACTGGTTGTACGGGACAACTCCTTATCAATTGTCGTATTCAGTGTGTCGCGAATGTCAGTCAGTTCTTCCCACGTCGGCAGGTCAACCGTGTTTTTCACCGCCGGTGCATTGTTCAGTGCCGGATGCGTGACGGAAGGCCAGCCAGTGCTCTGCGCAGGTGTTGTTGCCTGCCCCACTGCGGAATTCTGCATCACCGCGGAAGTTGTTGGCGCAGGCAATCGGGTGATGGCATACGCCGCTTCGCTGATTGCGGTCGTACGAAGGGTGCTGGCAACCACATTACGCTGCTGCGTAGCCGTGGCGGTGGTTTTACTGTCCGTTTTCCAGACGCCGCGCGGTTGCAGATCGCTGCCGAGGCTGACACCGGAAAGCGTTTTGATCATGGTGACCAGGTCGCTGGCGTTACCATAAAGGCGTTTCCCGGTACGCCACATTTTCTGCACCTGCTCAACGAAATTTTTGCCTGACGATGGCGGCGGCAGAAGTACCGAGATATCCCCCTGCAACAGCCTGGCGGCATCCGATACGGCAGAATCCACCACTTTCATCGCATCAGAAACATACCCCAGCATTATGCTGGCATTACCGATAACGTCGTTCTGCACGAAATCCGCCACACCATCGATACTGAAACCGCTGAAGCTGTCACTGATGCAGTCATCCAGTGCAGAACAGGATGACATCAGCGTCTGCGCCGTCGCCGCACCTGATGTGGGGTAAGAGAGTTCTCCTGCTTCGACAAACTTCAGGTCAAAGCGGACAATACGCCCTTCACTTTTCGATGTGCTGACCCGAACTTCCCCGTCAACACAGACTTTCAGCTCACCATATGTCGGGTGGACAAGCGTGCCGGGACCGGGTTTATTCAGCGCTTCAATCAGGCGATCGCGCTGGTCAAAGCAGTCATCTCCCACCACATAAGCTGTGATGGACGGGCGGAAAGTGACTTTTCCCAGATCTTCGGTATAGGGCTTGTCGCGGTTCGGGTATTCATGTGTTTCCACACGGCGACCAGTTCCCGCACTTTCTTCTTCAACCTTAAACGGCACACCTCGAAATGACGCATCCTGAAGCCTGTCTTTCCACGTCATATACACTCCGAAAATAAAAAAGCCACCTATTAGAAGGTGGCCTTGTAATGAATTTTATTAATTAGCGAGTCAGAAACAACGAATCTTTATACTTTTGCTGTTGTTCATTTAAATACTTAGCTGTTTCATCGCTGGCAAATGGAAATATTACCGTATTTTTAGGCATGGTAATTTCTTTTTTGTCCAGCGTCAGAGTAAACATAGGAACATACTGAGCAGAGTAACGCACCGCAGAAACGAGCTCTAGTTTAGACTCTTCAATAACACTTAAATTATCCAGGCTAACTTTCTCTTCATCTTTTTTCTTTGACGCATTTAAAGTTTTTATTACTTTATTTAATTTCTCCTGAAAATCCTCCTTAAAGTTTTCAGGATTGCCGTCGACAACAAGAATCTGTTCACCCTGATTATCTGGAAAAATAATCTTTGCACTTATCAATTTATTTTCTTTATAAACATCACCAAGTTTTATGGCTCCTCCAGATAACTGAATAATATGTTCATCTTTAAAGGAGATGTTGCCAGAGATTATGAGAGATGAAAAAATAGCCGCTGCTCCAAGAATTACACTTGCTGTGATATAGCCTTTCATTTTTCGCCTATTAACATTTTTCTAAATGTGCATTAATTCTATCACTCTATTTATGACTTACAACCAGCAATACATGTGAGGGGAATCCTGGCTACCAAAATCGGGTATAGCCAACATCGTGATTTATATCAATGCCACTGGAGCGTGTTTCCGTAACCCGCATACCTGGTGGCATATTTATAAATGATACCTTGATCTCACCATCAACTTTTGGCGCGGTAGCTTTATTAATCATGAAGGGATTCGAGCCTGTGGCATCGGAGGCGTTGTTTGCCTGAGCCGGATCCACCGCCGGATAAGGAGTGTATCCCCGTGCCGGTATTCCCGTCCCATAAGCATCATAAGCACCCGCGCCCCACTGCGCAGAGTTAATGGCATCGACCGTGTCACCGGAACTGTCGGTAAACCACTCAATAATTGGCTTCAGCTTGTCCCACATATCCTGAAACCACTTAACAACCGGCCCCCAGTTATTGATCACCATCCCCATCGGCGACCAGGCAAAAACTTTCTTAAGGAGTTCCCAGCCAGCCTCAAAATAAGGACCAATGGTTTCCCAGAGCTTCTTGAAATAAGGTCCGACAACATCCCAGTTAGTGATAATTAATCCCGCAGCCAGGGCTATCGCCGTCGCAATCATGCCAATCGGCGTCATCGACATGATCCTGCTGACAATGCTGATGGCACTGCCCACGCCCATCAATCCCAGTTTCAGAATCGCAAGACCGGCAGCAAGCCCGACGACGCCGCGAATAACCCGGGGATTTTCATCCGCAAACTTCGTGAATTTTTCCCCCAACTCCCCCAGCCATTGCGTGATATTTTTGGCGTCACCAGAAAATGCGCCGCCAATAGCCGCAAGGCCGTTAGTTGCGGTCCCCGTCATTGCCTCCCACAGGTTGGACAGCGTACCAAGCTGTGCCTGAACACGTTTATTCAGGCTGGCCTGTTTATTCATCTTTTGCTGGATCTGATCGTAACCATCCTTTCCTTTATCGATCAGCGCATTGACCACCTGAAGGGTTTCGGCATCATCACCAAATATTGCCTTAAGTACACCTGTTCGCTTAACGTCGGTAAGTTTTCGCAGCTTTGCCAGTTGCTTAAACATGTTATCAAGACCGCCAAAACTTCCTTTGCCGTCAGTAAAATCGAGCTGTACCCCGAGTTTCTGACGGGCCATAACTTTATTGACGTCCCTGATTTTCTTAACGCTTAATCCGGACTGGATAACTTTTCGCAGGGCATTACCTGCCGACTCCCCGTTCATCCCCATCTGATCCATCATGACGCTGATGGGGGCAAGGCTCTGTGCAGCCTGAAGACCGTCCTTGTTCACCATCTTCAGAACAGAACTGGTTTTAGTGAAGAAGGACAACATGTTGGTATCGTCAACGCCCAGATAAAACGCCTTCTGGATAGTGTCGAACAGCCCCATCATGTCTTCTGACGCCGTTCCGGTAGCATCCTGCATCTTTGCAGCAAACTCAGCAGCCGCTTCCGGTGTTTTTTTCAGTTGTACCGCAAGATAAGCTGTCGCTTTACCCACACCACCAAGAATGTTTTCTGCCGGGATCCCCTGACGCACCAGCATCTGCATCATGTTCTGGAAATCAGCCGTTGTACCGGGTAGCTGGTTACCCAGGCCAATAGCCAGTTTATTGATGTCCTGAAAGCTCTTTCCGACCTCGCCGTTCGCATCCATCATGGCGACTTTCAGCCCGGTGGCGGCGTTTTCCTGATCGGCATAAGATTTCAGGGAAAGCGTCAGACCCGCTGCCAGTCCGCCACCAAGCGCCAGCCCACCCTGTGATGCTTCTTCCGCCTGGCGTTTAAATCCCCGGATTTTCTTTTGCATTTTCGACAGCGCGGGAGAAAGTCTGTCGACACCGGTGATCAACGCCTTAAGCTCAAATTCAGCCATGTGTGCGTTTCTCCTGCTCTATCCTGTTTGCCTGACTGACCAGCAAGGGAATTTCACTGATCGGCATATTCAGCAATTCGAAGGGATTAATGCGCCAGTAACTGGCGCAGTCAAAGAAGCGATCAGTGAGGTATTCAGCCGTCAGGCCTGGAGGAAAAAACCGGCCACAAGCCACGCCGCTGCATTCAGGTCTGCCGGAGACATCTGGTCGACAGAGCTTTGCGGCACTTTCGCCAGCCGCACAATGTATTTCGACACCACATGCGCCAGAAGTCTGACGGACTCATCCTGATTCATCTGGTAGGGATACCCCAGCTCGCGGACATCCTTCCCGGTGGGTTCATCAAACTCCAGTACGGAAAGTGTCTCACCATGAGCGATAATCGGTTTCTTTAACTCAAGCTCTTTCATTACTGGTAATCCCCTTCTTCACCGTGGAACTCAAGATCAACCGTGCCTTCTTCGGCATTATGGTTCGCTTCGCCGTGCAGCCAGGAGGACGACAATACATAGACCTGACCGTTCGCCAGCTCGGCAGTGATGGTCATCTCATCAGACGAGGTGATTTTGCTCACCGGAAAATTCTTCGGCACCTTGAAGGTCCCTTTGACATAAGGCGCACGGTGAGTTTCCTTGCGGTCCACTGAACCGTCCAGGCCGATGATGTCATCATTGACCGTCCTGTTCATGGGCACCTCAATGCCGCCGGTCAGCGATAGCTGCTGACCGTCAATTTTGAAATAACAGGTTCCCCCGATACGGGCCATTATGCGGACTCCTCTGAATACTGAAGACGGAACTGGTTAACCACGGCAAAGACACGCAACTGGTTAACATAGTCAGGCGGGAACAGCGTGTTCAGGCGGTTCGGATCGCTGGCATCACGCTCCACAACCAGGTACTGCTTAAACAGTTCGTAGTTTTCCACGATCCCCGCACGCTCAAGCTGACGGTAGGTTGCCAGCAGTTCCCCTTTGATCACCGCCGGTGTGACAATCGCCTGACCGGGACCAAAGCGGGTACCGTCGCTGGCAAGCTTGTGACGCCCGTACTTACTGGTAATGACGGATTTCAGTTTGCGCAGCACATACGCGCTGGTATGCAGCGTCTCGCTGTCGAGGTAGCTGTTATCCGCAACACCGTAAGCGTTTTTCCTGTACGTGGTGACATCACGCTGAATGCGCAGCACCCCGCTTTCGACATACGCCGTTGCCACGCCATGAGACAGCAGGGTCTGTTGTTCGGTCATCGTGAACCGTTTCCCCTTCGGCGCAGGCAGCATCCCCACCAGCTCACCGGTCTGCGTGGGACGTGCCGGATCGTTGCGAATAAACACCGCTGCGCGGGCGGTACGGCTTGCCGCCAGCTCGTCGGCAGGCGTCTGGGTCTCTTTTTCGTATCCCGCCAGGGTAATGTGCTGCTGGTTAAACTGGTCACCTGCGGTCACCAGTTCTGACAGCGTGCCGATCTTTGCCGTATACACATGACCATACAGCTGACGCGCATAGCTCCAGCGACCGCTGGTATCGTTCATCTCGGTCACCAGCGTGTTAACGGAGGCCGTGTCGTTGAACGGCAGGCCGATATAATCAAACGGCTCATCCGCCATTGCAGCCACCGCGCCGGTGAGAACAGGAGCGCCCGTTCCGGCGGTACCCGTCGCCACGGCAATCTGTACGCCCGCTGGCAGCACTTCGCCCCCACCAAAGCCGTAGTAATTGAGGCTGACAGGAATTTCATTCCCGCAAAGCCCCTTATGACGCGCGGTCAGTGTGACCACGCCTGCCGAAGATGAGGCAGTAAACGGCAGGGTCGGAACGGCATTGATGGCATCCTGGATACTGCTGGCAATCGTCGCAACGTTATCGCCGTTGGTCACCGGTGCCTGCACGCGGGTACGTCCCACATAAACATTCACCGTGCCGGTTTCGGTTGCCGCGCCGGTCACCGTCAGCGTAACCGTTGCCGCCGCGCCCGTGGATTCAGGAACGGCAATCACATACAGCTCGCCAAACGGGTCGGTCTGGCGATAAGCCTCAACCATACGCGCCAGCTGACTTCCCGCACCACAAATCTGGCGTGCATAGTCTGCCGACGGCATCAGTACCAGACTGTTGGCAACAATCTCTGCACCGTTATTGGCATGACCAATCAGCAGCGATGCTCCGCTGTCCTGTGCAGTATTCGCAGCCTGGTTATCCATTTCCGCATAAAACAGCGGAACCAGCGTATTCGACGGAATGGTGTTAAAGCTTATCGTCATCGGTGTTCACCTTTTTATTCACGCGCCGGATATCACCCGCTGCTTCACGGCGCAGCCAGTAGTTGTTCTCATCAACATTTCGCCCTTCGGCGGGCAAAAGGTCGCCGCGGGCAGGATCAGGAACTGACCGCCCTTTAACAGGTTTGACAAACATGAGGATCCTCAGGAAGGAAGGGTTATTTCGGTGTGATGTTCGATATCGCCGTCAGGCCCGTTACCGGGCTCGAGATAATCAACATCAATCGCCAGCGTTTGCAGTTCATCCAGACTGTTCAGATCATCCTGCTGGCGGGTATCGTCTTCAGTCAGCTCGCTGATGACCGAAAAATCGAACTGATAAATCAGCTCATGACGATTCAGATCCAGCAGCGTGCCGCCGTCATAGGTAATCGGGTTACCGCACGCCTCCGGGTTCCAGCCCAGCAGAGCCTTAAAGAGCATCTGCCGGACATCGTCCACCACATCATACGAGGCAAACTGACCGCGCTCATCACGCCCGTTACTCAGTATGACAACCACGGAGAAACCCTCTTTCAGCTCCTGCCAGTAGTCGGTCTGGCTTTTGTTTTCTCCCGGAGAATCATCACCCGGTACCACATACGCCGCCGGGAGTCTCAGCTTTCCGACCTCCGGCAGATTTTTGAACTGTGCCGCGCCTGCCACCCGGTTTTCAAAATACGGGCAGCGGGCACGCAGCGCAGCAATAACAGGCGTCAGTTTCATCTGTGTCGTCGCTCCGGCTTCAGTGATTTACGCAATTCCCGCGCCAGAAAATAGCGTGTCCAGCTGCGGTTCTTTTCAAGCGTTTCCACCATAAAGTTATTACGTGGAGCCAGTCGCCAGCCGCTGCCACCGGATGCACCACGATGATGGCTGCGACGACGCTTTGCTCCTCCCCGGACACCAAAAAACAGAAACGCCGGATAGAAGTCACCAGAGATCATCCGGTTCCCCTTCCCGTTGCGCTGGTTAGGGGCAATGCGTGTCATAAAACCGGCTCGCTTTTTACTGGCTCTCGGCACCATGTAACCAATCGAACGAGCCAGCCGTCCGGTCTGATAACCGGGGTTTTCACCCGGTGCCGACCGCGCACGGCGCATCACCAGCCGACGGGCATCACGCATATGACGCTGCCCAATCGTGACAAACGCCCGCCGGACACGGGCACGGTTAAAGCGCATCTCCGCGGGCTGCTGAACATCAACGTGAAAAAAGGGAGTCGCCATTGCTGCCTCCGTGACTCTGCGTAAATTCGCCCAGTTCCGTACACTCCAGCAGCAGAAAGCGCCGCGCCCCGTTCAGATCGCGCTGACGTTTCACCCGGTACACACTGTCACCGCAGACCACCTCATAATCAGCGGTGATCCCCCGGCGGTAGCGAATGGTGATGTAATGGGTGATGGCGTCCCCGGTCTGCGCGGTTTCCTGCCAGGTGGTGGCACTGGTCTGGATAACCTTCGCCCATGTCCGGAACGTAACCGGGTATTGAGACTCCACGCCAAAGTTATCCGCGGGCATATCCACCCGCTGGCGGATCAGGACGCGTTTATTCAGTTCACCGGGGTCCGGCAGAATGTAGGTTGCGCTGGTCTGCGCCTGACGAATTTTCATTGCGGAAAGTACCTGTACGGGCCGACAAGCCAGCCAAAACTCTGCGGCATGTCGAGTTTCTCCACTTCCGTAACCGACGAGCGGTTTTCGTAAAAATGGCTGATAAGCATCAGCATCCCCAGACGAATATCATCCGGCAGGTGCAGCCCGTCCGGATCGCTGTCCGGAATGGTTTCATCCGGTGCATAGAGCTTCCGGTTCAGATACGTTTCCGTCCGCTTTTGCGCCGCACAGGCCAGCAGTTGCAGATGGCGGTCATCAGCATCGAAATCCTCATCCAGCCGGAGTTGGGCTTTAATCTCTTCCATTGTCAGAAGCATACTCAGCCCTCTTTACTGGTCGTGGCTTTTTTCTCTTTTGCCGCTTTACTGCTTTTTGCACTGGTTCCGCGCTCTGCTAACCCGGCCTGAAGTGCAATCTCCTGCACCCGGGCAGGAAGCGCCCCGTCGTCATACTCACCGGCCCGAATGACCTCAACACGCATACCGTCCGGTGACCATTTCAGATCTTGTTTCAGGATCATGATTCTTCACCCGTCAGAACAGGGGGCGCGGTTCCGCGCCCCTGAATGATTACGCCGCAGCAATCTTCAGCAGTTTGATGGCCTGCGAATCGACCAGCATCCCGCCGGTGCGCTTGGTGGTATAAAAACCGACAAACGGTTTATTGGTGTACGGGTCACGCAGAATGCGGGTGCCGATACGGTCAACGATGGTGTAACCCCGTTTGAAGTTACCAAATGCAATGGCTTTCGCATCAGCGGCGATATCCGGCATCTGTTCGTTTTCAGCGATACCGTAACCCGCCAGAGAGGACGGCTGCCCCAGTTCCAGCCCCGGACGCCACAGATAGTTACCCTCGGTGTCTTTCAGCAGACGGATGGCAAACAGGCTGTTGTTGTTCATCATGAACTTCGCGCCAGTTCGGTGTGCCTTACGCAGCGTGTAAATCAGTTTGATAATGGCGTCTGCGGTCACCGCAGTCGCGTCGCCGGATACAATATGCTGAAGTTTGCCGAACGCCCGGACCTTGTCGGTTTCATCAGTGGATTCATACGCCAGGAACCCTTTCGGCTTCTTGGTGCCATCGCCTGAGGTAAAGGCAATTTCTTCCTGTTCGGCAAATTCGGTTGCCAGCTCGCTGTTGATCCAGGCCTCCACGTTGAAGAAGGCATCGTCCAGCATTTTCTGGGTAGCCTGCGGGTTGCCGTAAATTTCCCCCATGAGAGGTTCAATCAGCTCCAGTCTGGAGGTGGCAGTCTGGGATCGCGTATCCGTTTCCCCCACCCATCCGGAAGCCGTACCGCCCAGATTCACCAGTTTTTTGTAGTCGGAACCGCCAACGGTGATCACCGTGGCTTCCTGACGCATCACCACTTCATCTTTCAGCAGGTTAAGAATGTTGCGATCCAGTTCTTCCGGCACGGCGTAGCCACCGTCTTCATCGGTACCCACCTGCAATGCCTTACGCTCCAGATCGCGCAGACCGTCTTCACGGCCTTTACGCAGGAAGCCCACAAACGCCTCTTTATGCTCGGAGGCCAGTTTATTTTGCGCTCCACCAGCCGGACGTTTCAGCTCAAGCAGCTCTTTTTCAAGGTCGCTTTTGAGATTTTCCAGCTCGCTGAGTTTCCCGTTCAGGGTTTCCACCTGCCCGGCAAGCTTGCCTTTTTCCTGCTCAATCGCATCCACGCGCTTGTCGTTCTTTGCTTTGAAGTCGTCAAACTTCTGCTGCAGCTCCTGCGCGACCTGTTCGACATCTTTAATATCAACCGCCATCGTATTTCTCCTGATTAGAAGTTCAGATTTTTCAGTGCATTCAGTGCAGAGCCCACATCCTCAGCGTCGCGCAGGGACAGTGCGCCATAGCCCCCGGCCATGAATGCTTTGGCCTGGGTACGGGAGAGTCCGACATCACGCAGGACTCTTTCGATTTTTTTCTGTTCGGGGATTTCCCCGCGGGCCAGTGCGTTCTTGACGTCGCTGATCCGCGCCTCGTCGTTAGACGGGAACGTCACCAGGCTGACTTCCCAGAGGTCGATTTCTTTCAGCAGAAAGGCTTCTTTGCTCCGGTCGTATTCCCAGTCTTTCAGGACGTACCCAATAGAAAGGCCGGTTAACGAACCGGCCTTCATGTGTGCATGTGCGCGTTTTGCGAGGGGATCATCATCAATAAGCAACCGTCCCCTGACGTAAAGCCCGACATCGTCTTCCTTCATTTCGGTGTAAACACCGATGGGTTCATCCATGCGGTGCTGCCAGAGCAGCGCAGGTAACGCTTTTCTGTCACTCCACGCCCGCAGGGAAGCAGCAAATGCCCCGGACATCACCACATCATCGTGGCTGTCCTTTACACCAAAGACGGAGCCATACCCTTCAAACTCACCGGAGTCACTGACAGATTTCAGACTCAGCGGTACATCAAGACGTTGTTTCGTCTGCATTGGCGTTATCCTTCTGCTTACCGGCTTTACTGCCATCGGAGGGTTTCGTGGTCATGTTCATCGGTGTGAGATAGACATCCCCACCGGGACGCGGATTCATATCTTCCAGGTCGCGGCAGTCATTGGGAGAGTAAATTCCCCAGTTGATCCCGGTGGCGTAGGCTTCAAAACGGGACTTCATATCCCCGCGCAGTAACGCCCCGGCGTTAAATTTGGCGTAATAAACGCCCTGCTTACTTTTTCGTACCAGTCCGGTGTTGATCCGCTGTTCGATGCGGGTCAGATACGGCACCAGTGAATAGTTGATAAATCCCAGCCCCAGCTCTTCGATATTGTTGAAGGTGGCGCGATCGGTGTTCTGCACCATGTGCAACGGTACCCGGAACAGACGACAGATTTCTTCAAGCTGAAACTTGCGGGTTTCCAGGAACTGGCTGTCCTCGGCGTTCAGCGCCATCGACTTCCAGTCCAGCCCCATCTCAAGGATCATCGGGCGGTGAGCATTACCAAGCCCGGTGTGACGCTCCTCAAAATCTTTCTTCAGGCGCTCATAAGCCTGATCCGACAGCGTCTGTTCTGTACGCAACACACCGGACGTCACCGCGCCATTGCTGAACAGTCGGGCACCGTGCTCTTCAGTCGCTGCTGCCAGCGATATTGCCTCGCGGGCATAGGCGATGGGATTCAGTCCCACCAGACCGTCCAGCGTCAGCGTGCGCACATGCCAGATATCCTCCTGGGTCAGCACATCCGTGGAGCCATCCGGGAATGTGACCTGATAGACCGGCTCCCAGCTACTGTTAAGCTTCGGTACCACACAGCCGGGATCGACGGGCAGCAGTTCAGCCACTTCGCCAAATGCTTTCACTTTGTAGGCGTAAAAGTTTCCCCGCAGGCACAGACAGGTGACCACCAGCTCCCAGAACTCCTGCGGCGTCATATAGCCATTGGGATGCGTGGAAATCAGCTTATGCAGACGTTCGCCGGTGGCTCTCTGTTTCAGGTTGCCGTTCAGGTGATACAGGTTGCAGGGCAACATCCCGACCGACTCTGCCAGCACCCTGACGCAGGAAAAAACCGCCGTCAGTCGCATGGCCCGCTGACTGCTGATCTGCTTTCCGGTATAGGTGTCGTAGGACAGCCCGATAGCGTCCGCCAGCTCTGCTGGCGTGGTCACCGGTGCGTCACTTTTTCGTTGAAATAATCCCGAAAAGAACACTATTTACCTCCGCCGACAGACGACTGTGTACGGTCGAGATATCGCGCCACCAGCCACGACCAGAACAGGCACAACGCCCCGGCAACAACAAACCCCGCCGGGGGATAAATCAGCCAGGCACCATACGCCAGCAAAAGCGCCCCCAGCACGCCCACCAGAGGCGCGAGAATCAGCATGATCATAATTACCTCAGTTAAAGCGAGCGGATCCCATAGGACTCAATGTGGTCAGACAGCGTGTCTTCTTTCTCGTACAGCATGGCTCTGCCAACCGCCATAATCAGCGCAACTGCACCATCGATTTTGTTTTCCGCCTGCTCTTTGACGGGCTTCACCACATCATCGTTACCCGGAATGGTTTTGCCGACCACGTTGCCGATACACCAGGTCATGATGGGATTGCCATCATGATGAAAGCGCCCCGATTCAATTGCCGCTTCCAGCTCTTTCATCGGGTCGGACATGTTGGTGTAGTTCTGAATGATAGTGATGGGGTTCAGGTCTTCATCAGCAAGGTCATGTGACAACCCGGTCGCCCCGAAGGGGTCAATGGGTGACTCACTGACCGGGCTGATTTTGTTCGCCGCTTTGGCCTCTTCGAGGATGTAGCGATAATCCACCTCCGCACCATCGGTAACGGTCAGAACGCCCATTTCCACCCATTTCTGAAAGCGTTCGGCTGTCCGTCGATCTTCATTTTTCTCGACGCTGTACACCGTGTCATACGGTACCCAGAAACGCGGGGCCACACTGTAGTAATGAGTTTTACCGTCAATCTCGCGGGTATAAAGTCGCGCCATGCTGTTCATATCCAGCTTACGCGCCAGGTCAAAGGCCAGAATGCACGGTTGCCCCTCGAACTGCTCAAGGGTCAGTGATTTATCCTCGCAGCTCTGCCAGCTCAACAGGTTGAAATACGCCGAACGCGCCGACACCCAGATATTGAGGTGTTTTGTTTTAAAGACGTTTGCCAGACGGGCGTTATTTTTCGCACGCTGCTGCTGACTTAACAAAAATTCGCGATAAACCGACACGCCAATATTCGGGTTAGCTTTTTCCAGCACCTGCGGGTCGGTCCAGTCATCGCCTTCGTCAACGGTATAGATGATCCCGAACAATTCATCGTTGGGTACCGAACCGTTGAGCATCTCGATAACTTCCCGCCGCTTGTCGTAGCACGGCCCCTCAATGTTGTACCCGGCGGTGGTGATGGCCCACATCAGTGGCTGACGTCGCGCGCCCATCCCGGTAAGCATCGTGGTATAAAGCGCATCGGTGGCGTGCTCGTGATATTCATCCACCACGGCACAGTGGGGTGATGAACCATCACCGGGGTTACCGATCAGCGGTTCAAACCGCGCGCCATCCTCCGGACGGTTCATGTTTGAGGCGTTAACCTCAATCCCGAACGCTTCCGTCAGCATGGGTGTGCGTTTACACATCAGTCGCGCCGGGCGAAAGACTTCCCACGCCTGTTTCTCTGTCGTGGCACCGGAATACACTTCCGCGCCAAACTCGTTATCACAGGCAAAACAATACAGGGCAACACCGGCAGAGATTGCCGATTTGCCGTTCTTACGGGGGATTTCGGTATACACCTCCCTGAAGCGGCGCAGCCGGGAGCCTTTATTGACCCAGCCAAACGCACAGCAGATCACAAAGAGCTGCCACGGTTCCAGCGTGATGGGCATCCTCTTGAATGCCCACTCCCCCTTGGTGTGTGGCAACAGCTGAATAAATTTCGCGGCCCGTTCAGCCAGGTCCTTGTCGAAGCGGTAACGAAACGACTTACTTTTTTCCGCCATCAGGTCATCAAGATGGCGCTGGCAGGCCTGAATCACAAACTGGCAGGCCACAATCTTTCCGCGCACGACATCACGGGCATACTGATTGGCAGCATTTACGTTGGGGTAAGATTTCCGGCTCATGATTCGATGATTTTCAGAAACGGGTTAGTGGCTTTCTTCTGCCCCGCCAGGCCAATCAGACGCTGGCGGCTGCTGGGGTCGAGTCCGAGCATTGCCCCCGTGCTGCTCATCTCGGACTCCTGTTCTTTCTTGGCGGTCAGCTCCGGATTTTTGACCATACCGCCCATTGCACCGGTGATGGTGTTGCCCTGTCTGGCAATATTTTTCACGGCACGTCGCCAGAACTCATAGGCCACGCACCACCGCTCAAGTACCGCCAGGTCAGTCACGCACAGCAGGCCCTGACCGCAGAGTTCTTTGGTTGTCAGTTGCCACATGATCGTGGCGAGAGGGAGATCCTCTTCAGCGAACCACTCCGGTGGCTCAACACCTTTGATGGGCGTAAAAACAGGTTCATCTTTGTTCAGGGCTCGCTTGCCGGGGTTTCCGGACAGCGCCTTGCGCGCCGTTGGCTTGGGGCGACGCCCGGAACGCCCCGCCGTTCCAGCCATATGCGGCACTCCTGGTTAAATTTCATTTTTCGCGGGTATAAAAAAACGATGGGGCGGGCAGTCCGGAAGACGTCAGGTCACAGAGATTTGACCCGCCCCTCCCCTCAGACAGTTGAGAATTATTATCACTTTAGCCGTTCACGGGCCGTCTTCGCCTTATGGCACGGCCAGCACAGGCTCTGCAGATTACTGTCTGCATCGGTGCCGCCATGCGCTTTAGGGATGATGTGGTCAACGGTTTTCGCCTCACGCACCACACCAGCACGCAGACATAACTGACACAGGCCTTTGTCACGCTTCAATATGCGCGCGCGGATACTGTCCCACTTCGAACCGTAGCCGCGCTGATGACGGGATTGCCCCGGCTTGTATTGTTTCCAGCCTTCGCTTTTGTGGCTTTCGCAATAGCCTGACGGGTCAGTCGTGGTATGGCGGCAGCCGCGAACACGGCAGGCTTTTGGGATTCGTGATGGCATATGTACTCCAATGAAGAAGCCACCGACATAGCCTCCTCCATTCATCGTGAAACTATTTTCATCTACGCAGTCATGAATTCTTTGTAGAGTTGTGATCAATACAACTCACTAATGGAGAGGCTTGTCCAACACGTTGGACAAGTTTCCTGTTTGATTTACTGGACACTATAGAAGGACAGAATGCCTTCCTCACTCGAATAACATTAATTAAGGAGGTTCAACATGTTTCATTCCACAAATCATCAGGCTGTAATTATGGCTGCATCAGTTTGTGCCACAGACCTTTTCCGCTTCACTTTGAGCCTGATTCATTTCTACCTGACCGGCTCGCCTCTATCTTTTTAATCCCCGCTTTATCCAAATTGCATTGCCAGAATGCCGACAACAGACTGACATTCAAATCCTGACTACCTCCAATAGTCTGACCGTACACCTATATAGTTTTAAATTTCATCAATCCATTTAACTATCGTTTAATTGTTGTCACATAGGATTCTGCCGTTTTTAACAATGCAGGATAATAAGATGAAAAAAATGTTGTTTTCTGCCGCTCTGGCAATGCTTATTACAGGATGTGCTCAACAGACGTTTACTGTTGGAAACAAACCGACAGCAGTAACACCAAAGGAAACCATCACCCATCATTTCTTCGTTTCGGGAATTGGACAGGAGAAAACTGTTGATGCAGCCAAAATTTGTGGCGGCGCAGAAAATGTTGTTAAAACAGAAACCCAGCAAACATTCGTAAATGGATTGCTCGGTTTTATTACTTTAGGCATTTATACTCCGCTGGAAGCGCGTGTGTATTGCTCACAATAATTGCATGAGTTGCCCATCGATATGGGCAGCTCTATCTGCACTGCTCATTAATATACTTCTGGGTTCCTTCCAGTTGTTTTTGCATAGTGATCAGCCTCTCTCTGAGGGTGAAATAATCCCGTTCAGCGGTGTCTGCCAGTCGGGGGGAGGCTGCATTATCCACGCCGGAGGCGGTGGTGGCTTCACGCACTGACTGACAGACTGCTTTGATGTGCAACCGACGACGACCAGCGGCAACATCATCACGCAGAGCATCATTTTCAGCTTTCGCATCAGCTAACTCCTTCGTGTATTTTGCATCGAGCGCAGCAACATCACGCTGGCGCACCTGCATGTCAGTAATTGTCGAGTTCGCCAGCTTCAGTTCTCTGGCATTTTTGTCGCGCTGGGCTTTGTAGGTAATGGCGTTATCGCGGTAATGATTAACAGCCCATGACAGGCAGACGATGATGCAGATAACCAGAGCGGAGATAATCGCGGTTACTCTGCTCATACCTCAATCTCTCTGACCGTTCCGCCTGCTTCTTTGAATTTTGCAATCAGGCTGTCAGCCTTATGCTCGAACTGACCATAACCAGCACCCGGCAGTGAAGCCCAGATATTGCTGCAACGGTCAATTGCCTGACGAATATCACCGCGATCAATCATCGGTAAAGCGCCACGCTCCTTAATCTGCTGCAATGCCACAGCGTCCTGGCTTTTCGGAGAGAAGTCTTTCAGAGCAAGCTGCTTACGGTAAGCATCCCACCAGCGTGAAAGAAGCTGATAACGTCCGGCGGCTGTTGATTTAAGTTTCGGGTTTAGCGTGACAAGTTTGCGAGGATGATCGGAGTAATCAGTAAACAGTTCACCACCAACAATAACATCATAACCGTGGTTACGTGTCGGTTGTCGCCCGTTATCCGTTCCCTCTGACCACGCCAACATATCGAGGAAAGCTTTACGCTGAGGATTAAGATTTTGCATTTTTCACCCCTGTCAGTCGTTCCCAGAAGTACGTCAGTGCAACCGAACCCATCGCACCACTAATCCCCGCTGTCGCGAGAATCATGTAAATACTGAATCCACTTTCGATACTGATCAGGCCACCAATAACACCGGTGAATCCCGATACCACTATCTGAGCCAGAGCATTTATCCAACTCCACGTTGCTTTACTCTGCTTCACATCTATCAGGTAGCGGACCAGACCGCCCCAACCTGCGATGATCAGCAAAACGAGCCAGAACGCTCCGGCAAGGCTCTCTTTTTCGTGCATATGAATAGCCAATGTTTCGCCGCCGACGAAAGGCCGGGACGCTAATGATTAAAAACTTACATGGGAAATATTGTTATAAACAGTCAATTCAAAATAACTAAAAAATCTTATAACCACGCGAATGGCCTTCAAAAACCAATATATGCAACTTGCATAAAACGATCTTTATCAATGAGTTACATGTATGGTTAAATACTATGCTTTAAGGACTAAGAGTATTACCAGCAGATGACAGAAAAAGATAACATTGGTAAGTTAATTTGGCATATTGCTTGCGATGAATCTGGCATTGATGGACAACGTTTCTACGGCTTTGGCAGTCTGTGGATGAAGTACCAACGCCGTGGGGATTTCTGTCAACTAATCAGAGAACTACGCAGAAAACATGGTTTTTTTGAAGAAATAAAATGGCAAAAAGCCCATTCAAAAAGATACTCTGAATTTTATCTTGAGCTGATCGACTTATTCTTTAGAGTTCCTTGGCTAGCTTTTCATTGTATCGTGGTTGAAAAATCAATAGTAAATAAGGCATTTCATAATGGAGATTATGACCTGGCAAGGAGAAAGCACTTCACAAATCTCATTACCACAAAAATTAGCTCTGTAATTTCTGCACACCCTGAAAGAGACAGTTACTTCAGGATTGAAGTTGATCCTATCGCATCTCGTTATAAAAAGGCTGATGAAGAACTAAATGTTATTGCCAATAACATATTGAATAGAAAATTTGGTCGTAAAGGGATAATCAGCAGTGTAGTGACAAAAGACTCTAAAGCATCTGAAAACATTCAGCTAGCCGATTTTTTCTTAGGTGCGGTTATGTGCGCATATCAAGGAAAAGCTTCATCTGAAGCCAAAATAAGAGTATCAAACTATGTTGCTTCATATTTAGGCTGGGATCACTTGCAATATGATACATGGCACACTGAGAGAAAATTTAATATCTGGTATTTTTATGATAAAACTCGAGGGCCACGAGATATAGAAACTCAAAATGTTAGCTTAAAGTATCCACTTCCCAAAAAGAAATAGACGTCGACCTCTCAGCCGACACGGTTGGAGTCCCAGACCAATTATCGAGTCGAAGTTACCAACTTGGCGGTTATCTTTTGGGAGCCGCCCCTTCATTCCCAAAACCTTTATTGCAGAAAAATCTATATCCTAGAAATTGGATAGTCAACCCTTACTACATCTACGAACAGTTGCACATACAACATTGGCAGAATATCAGATTTACATAAAATATATGCTTTTTAATCCAGTTTTGCAATACTTTGCTGTGAAAATGTGGTCTTTTGTTTTGAACGTGTTCTCGTTACAAGCAATAAAGCTTCGCTATCAAGCTGTAGAAAAATGTGCTTCATTGCAACCCAGCGTTCAGTGAATGTCTCAGACCAGTTTTTTGATGTCACTCCCACCAGTGATGCCAGTTCCCGGTATTCATAAGTCTCACGCCCAGCCAGCTCGCTCTTCACATCCTGTGCTGCCAGCCAGATCAACTTCTTTAAGCGTTCCAGTGTCTTACTGGCAATTTTTCTTTTACCTAACAGAGCCTTAAACTCGTTCCATGCCCACTGCGTTATGGCAACCTGATGCTCCCAGCGAACACTTTCGCTGTAACTCCACAGCAACCACGCTTTCTGATGTTCTTCGAGAGACAGAACCGCGCGGCGCCATGAAGATGTTGAGAACTCAACCTGGCTGACCAGTGCAATGGATGAACCTTTTGCGTACGACTGCTTACCGGAAATCGGCGGATTATCCAGCGTAATCATCTTGCCCGTTACCTCATCCAGAATGCGCGGCTTCTTTCGTTTATATGTACCAGTATCAAATTGTGCATGCTCCAGCCAGGCTTCAAGCTGGCCTTTCGTTGCTCCGCTCAAATCAGCAGTAGCCACAATGAGTTGCTCGCGGACATACTGTAAATATTGGGTATTCATGCGGCAGCTCCTTTCAGTGTTTTGGCGTAATTCTTCAGTATCCGGTAATCGGTCAAAACAGAACCGGGGAAACGATATAAGCGCAGGCGCATCCAGCGGTGGCGAAGACGTTCTGCCATATAAGACTCAAACATCATTCATTCCCCAGTTCAGTGATGGTCAGCTCCAGCTTCCCACCTTTGGTAACGGGCATCTTCACAACACGGTAATCAACGACCTGAACATCATCCAGCCAGAAACCTGCTTTGGTGAGTGCGTCAAAAGCGGCTTTTTGCAGATTATCCAGGTCACGGCGACGGCGATCCGGCATGTGGCACTCAATACGGATTTTCACAGGCATAGCCAGGCCGATATCCAGCATTGCGTTTTTAATGATTCGGGCGACGTTATCGCGGTATGCCTGCCCCTCTGCGCTGACGTGCGTGCGCCCGCGATTATGGCGGTAATAGCGATTATTGCTCGGAGGCCAGGGTAATGTGATGCTGTAGGTATTCACGCCTTAATACCCCCCTCTTTCAGCCAGATAACCTGTGTTCTCGCCATACCTTCCAGCGCGCATTCTTTTGCATACTCAGCATCGACAAAATGTGTGCGGCGGTCGATTTCGTCGTGACAGGCAGAACATGCGATGGTGGCAATCAGGTCTGGCGGTTTGATACCGGTACCGCACAATCCAGCCAGCCGGATATGTGCCAGTACAGACGTTTCAGAATTGCCATTACATACGCCAGGGATTCTTACCTGGCATTCCCGACCACGCGCTGCTTTTCTCAAATCAGCCATGATTCCTCCTTGCTGCCAGTCGCAACCATTTTTTATCAACCAGGCTGGCGGTATATCCGAGCAGAGTTGGTATTTCGGATGGCTTCAGCTCAGGTTTACGCTTACGACGATTTGGTACTTTGTAGATGTGTCCGTTCATGACACGAATAAGCGGTGTAGCCATTACGCCTCCTGCTTGTCGCGCAGCAGCTGGAACTCGCAGCTCTGCGGAATAGTCAGGTGGCAGCCAATATTCATCGCCCAGGCTTCAACCTTACACAGGAAGACATACATCTCTCCGGTATCGAGATCGGAGGTATGACGTAATGACTGAATGGTGGTGATTTCACCGGTTACGACATCAACCAGTTCTTTGGTTTCATAACCGAGATAAGTGTGTTTGAGTGCATCTTTTACCCATACTGCAGTAGCGAACGTTTTCCCCCTGCTGATGAGGTATTCGCTGATTTCGCTGTACCACATGTGGCTGAGTGCATTCTGGGAAAGACTGCGTCTCTCGCGCCACGGTTTAAGCACCATGCGAAAGCATTTTCCGTCCTCCAGATAAGGCTGGATCTGCTGACCGATAGCGGTGAAGTTACCGCGATGCAATTTGATACCGTCTTGTGGGAGGTTCACGCTTCACCTCCGCAGAGGTCAAACGCTAGATGCAAAGAATTGCAGGTGCATTTCTGCATCTGTGAAGGGAGAAGAGAGTTTGGATTGTATGTGCGCATAAACGTCCCCGTTTAGCGCAGAAGTCACCGGAGTTGTTCAGGCTCCGATGACATGATTATGGCGGGTTGATTATGGAAAATCAATCAAGCTATGTTTCATCGGCGAGGTCATCATCTGTGACAATCATGAGGTTAAAGAATGAAATAATGTTTAACCACTGCGAGTAAATATCGCTCGTCATGCTGGTTAGCTCCTCTCCGTGAAAGAAGGCATCAGGCCCAACCTCATAGTTGAGCTCTTCAAAAAGCTCCATGTTTAATTGGCTAATAAAGAATTGCTTCAGACCTTTCATTGCATCCTGATTGTTGGTATCTGAGTAATTTATTATGCTCCCCATTGCCATGTTCAAACATCGAACAATATTGGCTGCGTCATGAAAGCTCCAGTCAGCCCCTTTCTTTCCTTTTGAGTATGAATTCGCTCTCTCAGCGCAAGCTTTTAATGTCTCGTACAAATACTGCTTTCCTTGCAACTGCAAAGCTTTTTCGGATGTGGCCCTGCTAGCTTCTGAGGATCGCCATGCTAAATAAGTTGCTACCGCAGATGCGATAGCTGCAATCGCAGAAACTGCATCTATACCGTTATCCCAACCAGACATAAAAACCCCCTCGATTATTTGAGGGGATTATACCTTCAAAGTTTCCGCGCTACCCATTCATAACTAAAGCTTTTGCTTTCCAATGAGAAAGCGCGCTATGTTCGCTAGAACCTGTTTCGACTATATGGCGCCCCCAGGAATCTCCCCATGCCCTCCACGTTGACTTGCCGGTTTGGACTACTGTGACAAGCGTGACTTCGCTCGGGTGTTTCCTGTGTGACCACAGCCAGGCTACGGTTTCGGCATTGGCTGGCTCTGGCGGGGCGGAGTAAAAATACTCATCCTCAATCCCATCAACGGGCTTTGAGAAGCCGATAAAATCACCATAATGCCAAGGATAGGGGCCGTATGGCTCAGAGGTCACACGACGCCACCGGTGAATGGCAGGCTCCGCTTCGAGCGATGCCAGCGCGATACGCAGTGCCGCCAGCGTGTTGCTGTCGCCTTCGTCCAGACCGAACGGGATTTCATCTCTGGCTGCTTCCATGTCGGCAATTTTCTGCTGCAGCCATTGTTTGGTAATAGTGCTCATGATGCCTCTCCTTTACCGGATGCGGCGGCGATCAGCTTCTGCGCCTGCTGAATGTCAGGATTGCCTGCAATCATCACTTCTGGCGCGTCACAGTCACCGCCAAGGTCAAGAATGCGCTCATGTCCGGTACGCAGGCAGGATTTGTATCCTGAAACCGTCTGCTTGAGCGATTCGGTCAGCACAGCAATCCTCTGGTCTTTGGCTTCCAGCTCATCCAGCAGCGCCAGCACTGTGGCTGGGTTGGCTGCGGAGTTCAGCGCGTTCAAGGCAGTGATATCTGCATCAAGCTGAGTTCATTCTGCCAGTGAGATATCGAAAATGTCATCAGGCGGCATAACACTAAGGCGCTCATGTGCACCAACTGCTGCCTCAGCGATTTCACGTAATGCGCGTTTGTCGATGTTGCTCATTCTTCATCCTCCAACTCAGATACGGCGTCCATTACATCTGAGCCGCGAATGGTTTCGAATGCCACACAAGCCATTTCAAAGCACAGGCGCTCATGCGGGTGCGGAGATTGCCAATACTTGAAGCCAGGACGATGCGAATAGCCCTGCATCGCATAAAACTCTCCGGCCAATTCAATGGCGGCATCCACCAGTTCACGGTTTGTCATTGGTTTGTCGATGTTGCTCATTGGGCGGCCTCCTGGATTAACTTTTCGAGAATGGCATCAAGGGCTTTCCGTTTTCCGATATACCCGCCACCAACCCACTCTCCACGAAGCAAGGCGTAATATTTCCCGTCGTCTTCGTGATACGGTCCTCGGATAGACCAGTCGGTTGTGATGGCGTCGATAGCCTTTTTAGTTTCTGCGAAATCCATCATGCTCATACCCCTACCCTCCCCCAAACCATCAACACCCGCTTCATCGCGGCACTCTGGCGACACTCCTTAAAAATCAGGTTAGTGCTCACCTTTCCTTCCCGTTCTTCCCTGGTAGCGAATCTGTAATACACCGTTCGCCAGACCTTACCATCAATGACCAAGATTCCTGCCCGCGCCATTTTAGCCGCAGCCTGATTTATGCTGGTTACTGTTGCGCCTGTTACCGCGGCAACGTCCTGCGCACAGAAGCTCTTATGCGTCCCCAGGTAATAAATAATTGCCTCTTTGCCCGTCATACACTTGCTCCTTTCAGTCCGAACTTAGCTTTGATTTCTGCGATCTTCGCCAAAGCCTGTGCACGATTTAAAGGTCTACCGCCCATGACAGGAAGTTGTTTTACTGGTTCAGGTATCGCCTCACCACGGTTAATTCGCGCGGTCATACAGGTCAGCTCATCGGCAGCTTTACGCCGTAATTCCGCGTCAGTCAGCGCATTGGCCCGCATGTTCTGGTACAGGTTGGTAACCAACCAGTAGTGCGCGTTTGATTTCCATGGATAAGACTCTGCGTCCGGATACAGGCCACGCTTCCGGCAATACTCGTAAACCATATCAACCAGCTCGCTGACGTTTGGCAGTCCGGCGGTAACGGATGCTTCTTCCCGGCACCATGCAACAAACTGCCCGGGTGATGGCAGAAATGGTCGATTCTGCCGACGGGCTACGCGCATTCCTGCGTTAACCTGTTCCATCGTGGTGATCCCGTTTTCCCGAAAAGCCAGAACCCACTGGCGACGGATTTCGTTCACTTCGTTCTGGTCACGGTTAGCCAGGCTCGCCGGGAAAGTTGCCAGTAACTGGCTGAACACACCGTTGATGATCTGCGCTACCTGCTGTACCTGCGGCTTTTCGTCGTACTGTTCCGGCATGTTGTTGGCGATCCGACGCATCTGCTCACGGTCAAAGTTAACCATCTGTGCGGCGATGTTTTTCATAGATCCACCCCGTAAATCCAGTCTGTGTTTGTCAGGTCGAGTTTTGGTTTGCTGGCTGTCACGCCTGCCTGTTGCTTGTTACGGTTGATTTCGAGTTGGGTCCACTTATCGCGGAGTTTGGCCGGACTTAGCACGTTACCGGACCAGAAGTTGTCCTGGCATGCCCAGCGGAACAGCACGCACATGTCGCGGTGGTTACGTCCGTCACGTTCACGCATCAGGCGGATATCGTTAGCCCACCCTGCAAAATTCGGTTTTCTGGCTGATGGCGCGATGGTCTTCACCATGTCAAACATCCACTCTGCGGCGGTCAGGTCTTCTGCTGTCCCCCACCTGCTGCCGCTCTGAATTGCAACATCTGGTTTCTCCACAGGAAGATCGTTTTCTGGTTGGTCAGAGGATTCGCCAGAATTCTCGGACGAAAAAGGTTTTATATTGTCTTTTGTTAGTTTGTCTTTTGTGTTTACCTGATTCGGGTAAACGCCTTTACCTGATTTGGGTAAACTTTTCTTACCTGATTCAGGTAAATTTACCTCTTTCAGGTAAACTTTATTTTTCTTACCTGATTCGGGTAATGTTGACCATTCACTGACCACATTATTAATGCCGATATTCCGCCCGCTCTGAATAAAAATCCCACGCTTTACCAGAACACTTTTTGCAGCAGAACACTTGTGCGGCAATATCCCGGTCAACTCGGAAAGTTGCTCGTTGCTCACCCAATCCAGTTTTTTATTAAAGCCATATGTTTTGCGCATGACAGCCAGGAAGACCAGAAGCTGGTGCTGTGTTAATCCGGCCAGCATCACAGCTTCCAGCAACTCATTTGCAATGCGCGTATAACCATCATCGAGATCTGCCACGCGCGGCTCCTTTTGTGCCACATCCGGCACTGGAAAATTGAATATCTCAGCAGTGTTTGCCATAATTCCTCCCGCAATGAGTGTGTTACGATTTGCACCTGAAAGTCGGTTCTGTTCGCGCAGACCGGCTTTCGCCATTTCTGAACCTGTCATATTGCCCCCAGCATGGTGGTGACCATCGCCATCAATGGACCAGCCAGGTCCGGGTCCACACGAAACATCGACACAATGCCTTCACTCATCTCCTTCAGTTTCTGGTGGCGTGGTGCGTTGAGAATGACAGCCTGTTTTGCCTCACTGAGTTCCTTTTCCATTTCAGCCAACCGAGTCATGAAGCTATCCTGCTCAACCAGGTAACCGCGATATTCCAGCGGTAGTACCGCCAGAATTGCCGGGGTCAGTTCACGCACGTTATTTCGGTATTTTTCAGAATCGAATTTGTTATCGAGGAAGCGGAACAGCTTCTGGCGTGCACGGCTGACATCATCAGGGAAATCGATGGTGCCGCCGCCCTGCTCCCGATACTCATTCACAATGAGTGCGGCAACAACATCCTGATTATCTGCAGCCGACCAGGCGCGGACGGCATCACGGATTTTTTCGTGGCCTGGCACCTGTTTTATTTGAGAACGATTTATCACCGCAGTCGGGCTAAATCCGCTAGTCTGTTGGTATGTAAGTGGTTGCATAGTCATTGCCTTATCAGTTAACGCCGCAGTTTAGGCGGCAGAATTACTCGCGTTAAACAATGGTGCGAGGTCGGGACGAATATCTGCTGGTTTAATCTTTCCACCAGTGGCTGAGACAATTTTCATTACATAGCGGGCATCAATTCCGCCACCGTGTAGCCAACGCCAAACTGTGGGTTGGGCTACACCGCATAGATCTGCCAGTCGTTTTTGACTACCTGTAATACTGATTGCGAGTTGAATGGTTTGATTTGTCATTATCAATTCCTATTGGTATTGCAATGAATGAATAATAGCAATACGTATTAATCCAAGCAATAGCAAAACGTGTTTTGACCATCAATACGCAAGCGTATAAATTAAAACTTATGAAAAAAGAAACTCTTGCTGATCGCTTAAACCTAGCGATGGAACAATCTGGAATGTCTCAAGGCGCTCTTGCAAAGGCGTCTGGCGTAGCTCAACCCACAATCTGGAGACTGACAAGCGGCAACGCGCGCGGCTCAACAAAAATTGTTGAAATAGCTAATGCATTGGGTGTTCGAACAGAATGGCTCTCATCAGGCATAGGCCCGATGAGAAATGACGGTCAACAATCAGGGAAGCCTGCTGTCAGCCATTCCAAATACTTCAAAATTGACGTTCTTGATATAGAAGTCAGTGCCGGGCCAGGTGTAATCAACCGTGAGTTTGTAGAAGTTCTACGCTCGGTTGAGTACTCGTTTGACGATGCTCGTCACATGTTCGATGGCAGGAAGGCGGAAAATATCCGCATCATTAACGTGCGAGGTGACAGCATGTCAGGGACGATCGAACCAGGTGACCTGCTGTTCGTTGATATCACTGTTAAATCTTTCGACGGTGATGGCATCTATGCGTTTCTATATGACGACACCGCCCATGTAAAGCGCCTGCAAATGATGAAGGATAAACTGCTGGTTATCTCTGATAACAAAAGCTACTCACCGTGGGACCCGATCGAGAAAGACGAGATGAACCGGGTATTCATCTTCGGTAAGGTTATTGGGAGCATGCCGCAGACGTATAGGAAACATGGTTAATCCCATGTCTAAATAATAGACAATATTAATGATGGCGATAGTCAAAGCTCTCGCCATGACACTTTATGTTGTATTGAATTATGCCTCTCTACCACTATATATAGCAAACAACTTTCCAGTACCTCTCCCCAGAATAATATGCTGTCCAATGAGGATAAACAGCAATAAATCCTATCGTTTTATAAGTGACGGATGTACATAAAGTTATTAATATGTACTAACAGTTACCTTTCAGGTAAAATGCAAACATTACACAACTGGTTATTTATACAGTTAAGGGGGCATAACATGGCTTACTCAGCTGCAGCGGTTGCTAATGCCTTCATTGAAAAGGCTTTAAAGGGTGAGTTAAAGAATCTGACTCCAATGAAGCTCCAGAAGCTTCTTTTTTATACTCAATCATGGCATTTAAAGTTACGCGACAACACACCGCTTTTTGATGATCTTTTCGCCAGATGGAAATTCGGGCCTGTTATTCCACCGCTTTATCATATGTTGAAGAAGTATGGCGCAAACGAAATCACTGAAAAGATTAGCGTCATCTTAGAGTGTGATGGCGAATTAAAAAGAATCACCCCTACAATTCAAAAAGATGATGAAGAAGCTCAAGCTCTTATCAATAAAATCATCGAAGTATATGGGAAATTTTCAGGTACTGAACTGTCTAACTTAACACATGCGCCTGGTACAGCATGGAGCAAGGGAAGTGCAGATGGTGGCCCCATTTCTCATGAGGATATGGCGAAGCATATTCACTAATGAAGTCGTTTGATAGCATATCTATACCCAGTGGCACAAATGTAGGCTCATCGAAAGTATCAAGTGCCGAAGATGAGCCGCCAATTACAGAAAGAATATCCAGAGGTGACGACCTCAATGCTCAAAAAGCGGCAGATGCCAAGTCAAACAGGCAACTTCGTGAGATCTTGGCAGAAAAAGCGTACCGTGTCGTAAAAAAATCACTTTACGGATGGGCTTTGTTTCTTTTCTTTCAAGGCTGGTTTTCTATCATTGGGATAAAGGTTTTTTCCGATAAGGTAGTTTTGGCTGTAACAACAGCTGTTACTCTTAATGTATTCGCTGCTTTTCTTGGTGTTATCAGGGGATTATTCCCAGCTGCCAGTAGAAAAGATAAAAGTTAACCCGGCCACCGTGCCGGGTTTTCTTTTGTCCCCTCCCCTCATCACACACCACTCAAAAAACCACCACACCTCACTTCAGTTATCGCTATGCGATGCAAGTCACAAAATTAATTCTTTTTGCTATCAAACATTTAATATCAAAACACATCTAGCAATAGCAATAAGTATTGATATCATCAATAGCAATAGCTATTATCACCATGTCGCAACAACACAACGATACGGCAATCACCTGATTCACCGTTGCGATGACCGCTTAGATCCGCAGCTTGAATTTCAGCAGGCTCCGGGGAGTGCGAGGGGTGAAGCGGACGCGTGAACGTCGGTGTGACCAGCTGAAATCAACTCAACACTTCATACCTCAGTCGCTTCAACGAGGCGGCTTAGTTATGACAACCGGCGGCCATCCACCGCCTGAATACGCGCAGAAGTCTTTATATGTTCAGCAGCCCAGCTTACGGGCAGGAGTTTTTATGGTTCATCAACATTACGGAACGCAGACCGTTAATCGCGGTGCGGTCATGCCAGGAATGCTGGTCAAACACAAAGATGGTACCTGGACTGCATCAGCTAATTTACGCGGACGGCTTTATCTGCATCGCGGCATCGAGCGCACTTATACCCGTGACTTGCTCGTGGAAGTTTTTCTCGACGGACGCGGCAACGGCCTGAATCACTAACCCCCTTTCCTGTTTTCCTAATCAGCCTGGCATTTCGCGGGCGATATTTCCACAGCCATTTTCAGGAGTTCAGCCATGAACGCTTATTACATTCAGGATCGTCTTGAGGCTCAGAGCTGGGCGCGTCACTACCAGCAGATCGCCCGTGAAGAGAAAGAGGCAGAACTGGCAGACGACATGGAAAAAGGCCTGCCCCAGCACCTGTTTGAATCGCTATGCATCGATCATTTGCAACGCCACGGGGTCAGCAAAAAAGCCATTACCCGTGCGTTCGATGACGATGTTGAGTTTCAGGGGCGCATGGCAGAACACATCCGGTACATGGTTGAAACCATTGCTCACCACCAGGTTGATATTGATTCAGAGGTATAAAACGGATGAGTACAGCACTCGCAACGCTGGCTGGGAAGCTGGCTGAACGTGTCGGCATGGATTCTGTCGACCCACAGGAACTGATCACCACTCTTCGCCAGACGGCATTTAAAGGTGATGCCAGCGATGCGCAGTTCATCGCATTGTTGATCGTCGCCAACCAGTACGGCCTTAATCCGTGGACGAAAGAAATTTACGCCTTCCCTGACAAGCAGAACGGCATCGTTCCGGTGGTGGGCGTTGATGGCTGGTCCCGCATCATCAATGAAAACCAGCAGTTTGATGGCATGGACTTTGAGCAGGACAATGAATCCTGCACATGCCGGATTTACCGCAAAGACCGCAATCATCCGATCTGCGTTACCGAGTGGATGGATGAATGCCGCCGCGAACCATTCAAAACCCGCGAAGGCAGAGAAATCACGGGGCCGTGGCAGTCGCATCCCAAACGGATGTTACGGCATAAAGCCATGATTCAGTGTGCCCGTCTCGCCTTCGGATTTGCTGGTATCTATGACAAGGATGAAGCCGAGCGCATTGTCGAAAATACCGCATACACTGCAGAACGTCAGCCGGAACGCGACATCACTCCGGTTAACGATGAAACCATGCAGGAGATTAACACTCTGCTGATTGCCCTGGATAAAACATGGGATGACGACTTATTGCCGCTCTGTTCCCAGATATTTCGCCGTGACATTCGCGCATCGTCAGAACTGACACAGGCCGAAGCAGTGAAAGCTCTTGGATTCCTGAAACAGAAAGCCACTGAGCAGAAGGTGGCAGCATGACACCGGACATTATACTGCAGCGTACCGGGATCGACGTGAGAGCTGTCGAACAGGGGGATGATGCATGGCACAAATTACGGCTCGGCGTCATCACCGCTTCAGAAGTTCACAACGTGATAGCAAAGCCCCGATCAGGAAAGAAGTGGCCTGACATGAAAATGTCCTACTTCCACACCCTGCTGGCTGAGGTTTGCACCGGTGTGGCTCCGGAAGTTAACGCTAAAGCGCTGGCCTGGGGAAAACAGTACGAGAACGACGCCAGAACCCTGTTTGAGTTCACTTCCGGCGTAAATGTTATTGAATCCCCGATCATCTATCGCGACGAAAGTATGCGCACCGCCTGCTCTCCCGATGGTTTATGCAGTGACGGCAATGGCCTTGAGCTGAAATGCCCGTTTACCTCCCGGGATTTCATGAAGTTCCGGCTCGGTGGTTTCGAGGCCATAAAGTCGGCTTACATGGCCCAGGTGCAGTACAGCATGTGGGTGACGCGAAAAGATGCCTGGTACTTTGCCAACTATGACCCGCGTATGAAGCGTGAAGGCCTGCATTATGTCGTGGTTGAGCGGGATGAAAAGTACATGGCGAGTTTTGACGAGATGGTGCCGGAGTTCATCGAAAAAATGGACGAGGCACTAGCTGAAATTGGTTTTGCATTTGGGGAGCAATGGCGATGAAGCATCCTCACGATAATATCCGGGTAGGCACGATCACTTTCGTCTACTCCGTTACAAAGCGAGGCTTGGTATTTCCCGGCCTTTCTGTTATCCGAAATCCCCTGAAAGCACAGCGGCTGGCTGAGGAGATAAATAATAAACGGGGGCTGTATGACTGATTTCACCGGAAGCAATACTCCTGCCGAACATCGCGACAGCTGGCGCACACCACCAGAGATTTTTGCTGCGCTTAATGCAGAGTTCGTTTTTCAACTTGATGCTGCCGCCAGCGAAAAAAACCGACTATGTCGGCTTTTTATCTCACAGGAGCAGAACACATTAACCACTTCATGGCCTGAAGCAATGGGATATGCCTCTGGTTATGTCTGGTTGAATCCACCATACAGCAATATTTCCCCTTTTGTGAAAAAGGCAGCCACTGAAAACAAATTCAGTAGTGTGGGATGTGTAATGTTATTGCCTGCTGACACATCTGTCGGATGGTTTCATGAAGCGATACAAACCGCCAGTGAGGTCAGATTCATCACGGCAGGACGACTGGCATTTATTAACCCACTCACTGAGAAACCCGTCAGTGGAAATAATAAAGGCTCGATGCTCATTATCTGGCACCCATACCCCCGTACACACTGCCACTTTACGACCGTTGATCGTGGAGAGTTGATGGCGTTCGGCTCAAGGATTCTTGCCCGTCGGGAGGCTGCATGACAACCACGGAATGCATTTTTCTGGCAGCGGGCTTCATATTCTGTGTGCTTATGCTTGCCGACATGGGACTTGTTCAATGACACCTCAGCAGGAAAACGCCCTTCGCAGCATTGCCCGTCAGGCTAATTCTGAAATCAAAAAAGCCAGACAGCAGTTTCCGGATAAAAACGTCGATGACATTTGCCGTAGCGTACTGAAGAAGCACCGCGAAACGGTAACGCTGATGGGATTCACACCGACTCATTTAAGCCTGGCAATCGGCATGTTAAACGGCGTCTTTAAGGAACGATGAACATGAAAAGCAAAATCATCAGGGAGCTACAGGCTCCTTTTTTATTATTCGCATTCACCCTCAAGCGTATTAACCAACAATTCAGGGATTAATGGAAGATGGCAGACATCATTGATTCAGCATCAGAAATTGAAGAATTACAGCGCAACACAGCAATAAAAATGCGCCGCCTGAACCACCAGGCTATATCTGCCACTCATTGTTGTGAGTGTGGCGATCCGATAGATGAACGAAGACGCCTGGTCGTTCAGGGTTGTCGGACTTGTGCAAGTTGCCAGGAGGAGATCGAACTTAAGAACAAACAATGGGGATTGTGATGGCCTCAAAGCAGCAAATTTCAACATCGTCCAACTGAGGTGTAAAAATGTTCAGAATCATTTTTCCTAACACCTGGTACGTCGACCACCACGGCACTCCCTGCAAAATCCTGCGTTCTACCCACAACAAAGTTCACTACATCCGAAAAGGCAGAACATGTATCGCCAGCATGTTCCGCTTTAATCATGACTTTGAACCTGTGAATAAAGCTGATGCAGATCGGATAGCAGAAGAGATCGAAACGGCAGAACACATTAAGAAGTTACGTGACATGCGTTCAAAAAGCAGAGGTAACCATGGAATCATACAGCCTCACACTCGATGAGGCCTGTCAGTTTCTTAAGATATCCAGACCAACCGCCACCAACTGGATACGAACAGGCCGCCTACAGGCAACACGCAAAGATCCCACTAAACCAAAATCTCCTTACCTCACAACGCGACAAGCCTGCATTGCGGCGCTTCAGTCTCCGCTGCATACTGTCCAGGTGAGCGCGGGTGATGGCATAACAGAGGAAAGAAAATGTCACTCTTCCGCAGAGGTGAAATATGGTACGCCAGTTTCACATTGCCGAACGGTAAAAGATTTAAACAGTCTCTTGGAACAAAGGACAAAAGGCAGGCGACAGAACTCCATGACAAGCTAAAGGCTGAAGCATGGCGGGTCAGCAAACTTGGTGAAATACCTGATATAACGTTCGAGGAAGCGTGTGTCAGGTGGCTTGAAGAGAAAGCACATAAAAAATCACTGGACGATGACAAAAGCCGGATCGGATTCTGGCTTCAACATTTCGCAGGAATGCAACTAAGAGACATTACTGAATCAAAAATTTATTCAGCAATGCAGAAAATGACGAACCGGCGTCATGAGGAAAACTGGAAACTCAGGGCAGAAGCATGCAGAAAAAAAGGGAAACCTGTTCCAGAATACACGCCAAAACCAGCGTCCGTTGCAACGAAGGCTACGCATCTTTCATTTATAAAGGCCCTACTAAGAGCCGCAGAGCGTGAATGGAAAATGCTGGATAAGGCACCAATTATTAAAGTGCCTCAACCAAAGAATAAACGGATCCGCTGGCTGGAGCCCCATGAAGCACAAAGGCTGATTGATGAATGTCCGGAGCCATTAAAGTCTGTTGTTGAATTTGCACTGGCAACAGGCTTAAGACGCTCGAACATCATCAACCTTGAATGGCAACAAATAGACATGCAGCGCCGGGTGGCATGGATAAACCCGGAAGAGAGTAAATCAAACCGCGCAATTGGCGTTGCGCTGAATGATACTGCATGTCGCGTATTGAAAAAACAAATCGGGAATCATCACCGTTGGGTATTTGTGTACAAGGAAAGCTGTACCAAACCAGACGGAACGAAAGCGCCAACGGTCAGGAAGATGCGGTATGACGCAAACACAGCCTGGAAAGCGGCGCTGAGACGGGCTGGTATTGATGATTTCAGATTTCACGACTTGAGACACACCTGGGCAAGCTGGCTGGTTCAAGCCGGAGTCCCGTTGTCAGTGTTACAGGAAATGGGAGGCTGGGAGTCTATCGAAATGGTTCGTCGATATGCTCACCTTGCACCTAATCACCTTACCGAACACGCACGGCAAATAGACTCGATCCTGAACCCATCGGTCCCAAATTTGTCCCAGTCAAAAAATAAGGAAGGTACTAATGATGTGTAA